AATATCTGAATTTACAATCAATGTAACAGGAGCAACAAGTGGAGCAAAAACATTTACATGTAGTTTAGATACTACATCATCAAAATACATTACTAAAGTATTAGGTGTTGATGTATTTGATAAATCAAAAGGAGATATTCCGATTTATGTTTATGAATCTTATCCAAAATATTTACAACAAGCTTTTCAACAAGGTTATATTAGAGGTATCAGTTTAACTGAAGTTTATAATACTGAAACTACTAACTTCTTAACAGAATATGATACACCAATGTCACCAACAGTTGTTTCTGAAGTTAGAGGTGGTAATGTTGCAGATTTATTTGAAATAATTACAATTTCTGACGGTGAGGATGCTAACACACAACTTAAAATTTCAATCGTTAATATTAATGTTGATACATACGAATTCGATATGTTAGTTCGTGAATACTATGATACAGATGATAACATGGTTGTTCTTGAAAAATTCACAAGATGTTCAATGAATCCAGATGTTCCGGGATATATCGCTAAAAAAGTGGGTACATCTGATGGTGAATATCAATTGAATTCAAAATACATTATGTTGAATATGGCTAATAGACACCCAACAGACGCATACCCATCAGGTTTTAAAGGATTTGTAAATAACTCAAACTTTGGTGGAGACACTTTAGGTTCTGTAATGTATAAAACTGATTACTATGGGGCTGGTGATGTTACGGGTTATAATTATGACGGTTCACCAATCACATCTTCAGGAGATAGTATTAGAAAAGTATGTTTAGGTTTCTCAACTCAAACAGGTTATGATGATGATTTGTTAAAATATAAAGGTAAAGCGGCACTTAATACAACTAAAGGTTTCCACTTATCAACAAACGCATCTACAATCACAGGTACAACATATATAACAACACCTTATGATTTAGAGGGTCAACCAGCAGGTAGTGTAATAAGTGATATCAACTATCGTAAATTTACATTAGCATTATGTGGTGGATTTGATGGTTGGGATATATACAGAAATGTAAGAACTTATGGTGATAGTTATATCTTTGGTAAGAAAACTTATGTTTCAGGTAATACAACCAATGGTGGTTTGTTTAGTACAACGGTAGGAAATAGTGATTATTACGCATATGTTAGAGGTATTGACACTTTTGGTAACCCTGAAGCTGTTGATATTAACATATTTGCAACTCCCGGTATTAACTTCTACGACCACAGTTCACTAACTTCTTATTCAATCGATATGGTTGAACAAGATAGAGCGGATTCACTTTATATAATTAGTCCACCAAATTATGATACAGTTGATGAGGTAGTTAATGCATTAGATGGTGTGTCAATGGATACTAACTATTCGGCTACTTACTTCCCTTGGATTCAAGTTATAGATGCGGATAACGCAACTCAAATTTATATTCCACCAACGGGTGAGGTAGTAAGAAACATAGCATTAACTGATAATGTATCGTTCCCATGGTTCGCGGTAGCGGGTTATTCAAGAGGTTTAGTGAAATCAATCAAAGCGGTTAAGAAACTAACACTTGATGAAAGAGATGAACTTTACAAAAATAGAATCAATCCAATCGCTACTTTCTCTGATACAGGTACAATTATTTGGGGTAATAAAACTCTACAAGTAAGAGAATCAGCACTTGATAGAATAAATGTAAGAAGATTGTTATTAAGAGCAAGAAAATTAATTTCAGCGGTAGCGATTAGATTAATATTTGAACAAAATGACGACCAAGTTCGTAACGAGTTCTTGAGGTTAGTAAATCCGATATTGGATGCGATTAAGAGAGAAAGAGGTCTTTATGATTTCCGTGTAACGGTTTCAAGTGACCCAGCTGATATAGATGCAAATACAATGAGAGGTAAAATATTTATTAAACCTACTCGTTCACTTGAATTTATTGATGTTGAGTTCGTAATAACACCAACAGGAGCTTCATTTGATAATATTTAATAAAATAAAAAGGGAAGGTGTAAAATCCTTCCCAACTTATATGTTTCACGAGAAACAAAAAAAGTATAAAAAATATAAAATTATAATACCCAGTATATATGCTCCAGTATTCTAGAACTAGTATTTTATTATCTAGTATTTTAATATCTAGTTTTATTAAACTAGTTAAAGAATTTCTAGTACTAGATACTAGTATAGTGAAAAAATACGAAAAATATTTGACATTATCAAGTATTTCGTAAAAATAAATTATTTTTCAATAAGAGTATATTTATAGGTAAGGTAAATAAAAAAAAATTAAAAACAAAAAATAGACATGGCAGATTTATTAATGAAAATGCCGGTTCCATACGAACCGAAAAGAGTTAACCGTTTCATACTAAGATTTCCCTCTTCATTGGGTATCAACGAATGGTATGTAGCATCAACGGCAAGACCAAGCGCAAAAATCAATTCAGTAGCAATACCGTTCATTAACACATCAACTTATGTTGCTGGTAGATTCGAATGGAATGAACTAAGAGTAACATTTAAAGACCCAATTGGACCTTCAGCGTCACAAGCGTTGATGGAATGGTTCCGTTTACATGCGGAGTCAGTAACGGGTCGTATGGGTTACGCAGCAGGTTATAAGAAAGACATTGAATTAGAAATGTTAGACCCAACGGGAGTTGTGGTTGAAAAGTGGATTCTTCAAGGTACATTCTTAACTGATTTGAACTTCAACGAACTTGATTATTCGAGAGATGACATTGCAACTATCACAGCGTCTTTACGTATGGATAGATGTATTCAAGTTTACTAATTTTATTATCAGTATTTTACGTATTTTAATAAAATAAAATTGTCTATTTACAATATTAAGGGTCTTCTGTTGGGAGACCTTTACTTTTTTATAAAAGTTTCGTAATTTTATATAGTTATTAATAAAACAAATTTATGGAAGAATATAGAATTGACCCCACGATTGCATATGATGTCGTGGAACTACCTTCAAGAGGTATTTTTTACCCAAATAATAAAAAATCATTAAAGGTTTCTTATTTAACTGCAGCTGATGAAAATATTTTAGCAGCACCTAATTTAATTCAAACAAATTCAATTGTTACTGAACTATTAAAAAGAAAAATTTTAGACAGAGATTTCCCAATTGAAGATATGGTTGAGGAAGATAAACAAACTGTTTTAATTTTTCTTAGAAATACCGCATTTGGTTCAGAATATAGTGTTACCTTAACGGACCCAAAAACTGAAATTGATTTTAAGGCTACAGTTGATTTAAGTAGTTTAACATTTAAATCATTTGATTTAGTTCCTGATAGTAACGGTGAATATCCATATTTTATGGAAAAATCTAAAATTGGTATAACTTTTAAATTTTTAACTCAAAAACAAGAAAATGAAATATCTGAAATTCAAAAAAGTTGGAATGGTGCTGGATACGCACCTATTATTACAAAACAATTAGAAATGATGATTAAATCTGTTGAGGGTAATAAAGACCAAATGAATATTAGAAACTTCATTGAAAAATTACCAATTAAAGACGGACAAGACTTTAGAAAATATGTTTCAGAACAAAGACCAGGCGTAGACCTTAAACAAACAACAAAAACCCCATCAGGAGAAGATATCCAATTTTATATTGGGTTTGGGGTTGAGTTTTTTCGCCCTTTCTACGGACTATAAGAAAAACCAACTTTCGGAAATTTTATTCCTTGTTAAACGAGGATTCTCTTATGGGGACATAAATTCTATGCCAATTTATATAAGAAGATATTATATTGATTATATAATAGAATTGGAAAACCAACAGTAATCTATTTATATGTATGGCTAAATTAAGTACAACACCCAGTCAACAGTTAAGTAGTACACCACTTATGACTTTACAAACATTTTTAAGTCAGTTTGAAAATGAAACCGATTCAAATGGTAGAACATGGAATAGGCAATCATTAACAGACTTACATAGAAATTATAATGGCGGTAGAACCTCAAATACAACTAACCCTAGAGGTGATGATGGAAATAAAGGGAGTAGTTTTATGGGTAAACTGGTCGGTGTTGCTGCGGATATTGCAAAAACTCAAGAAATAAGTGACCCATATTCGGGTATTAAAGATTCATATATTGAAGCTAATGCAGCTCTTACTTCTTTAATAAATTCAGAAGGTAAACTTAATGATGTAAAAGAAATTGGAAAAAATCTAATGGAAGGTACATATCAAAGATTTTTAGATTATTTAACTGAACAAACAAATTTATTACATCAAGTCAATGAAGGAACTAGTTTAACAGGAAAACTATCCGAGGGTGTTAGAGAAGAATTAACCAATAGTAGCGTTCCTCTAATGAAATATAAGATAGGATTTCAAGAAATTGTTACAGCATCTTTAAAATTAACAGCAACAACCAGTAAATTTAATCTTATTAATGCTGAAACATGGGATAAAGTTGGTCAATCAGCTAAAGCATATGTTGGGACATTATCCGATTTAACAGATATGTTACCTGCTTTTGAAAATATTGGTTATGGTGCAAGTGACACCGCAAAACAAATTCAAATTTCAGGTCAAAGAATGATGAAACTTGGATTAGATTCTAAATCAATGTTAAAAGATATGCAAAAAGACATTGGTAAATTAAATGAATATGGTTTTAAGGATGGAATACAAGGGTTAGCTAATATGGTAACCAAAGCAAAAGAATTTAGGATGTCAATGGAAGAGACATTTAAAATTGCAGACAAGGTTATGGACCCTGAAGGGGCAATTGATATGGCAGCAAATTTACAGGCGATAGGTGGTGCAATTGGTGATTTAGGTGACCCATTGAAAATGATGTATATGGCAACAAATAATGTTGAGGGAATACAGGATGCATTAATTGGTGCTTCACAATCCCTTGCAACATTTAACAAAGAAGGTGGTCGATTTGAAGTTACAGGAATTAACATAAGAAAAGCCAATGCAATGGCTAAAGAAATGGGAATTTCGATGAGTGAACTAACCAAAGGAGCAGTAGCGGCAGCAGAAAGAACATCAGCGGCAACCGCGATGTTATCAAACGGATTAAAATTAGATAAAGACCAAACTGCACTAATTAGTAACCTTTCCCATATGAAAGATGGTAAAATGA